ACTTTTCAAAAAACGGCGCCCATTCTCCCGAAGCGTCGGCCGTGACCACATCATCATCAAGTTTTTTCGAACTCACAACCGCAAGCAGCCTCCCGTTCACTGATATGAACGTATGCTCCCCCGTGTCGCTTATCTTATATGTAAGTGTCATTTTCCCTCCACGATATATTTTTCATAAAATCAGTTCCGTTCTTTTTCTGTTTCCGGAAAAGGATATCCCCTTTTCCATTGATATGGTTGTCCGTATTTTTCAAGATACCATTCCTCGAACTGTTTCTGATGTTCGGGATCTTGCAGATAATTCCATACGGTCTTGTATAGATACCTGCAAAAACTCGGGAGGTAGATATTTTTCTTCGTCTCCATTTTTCTCCTTTAATATCTGCTATTTGAACCGTATATTCTCCGTCACAATTTCATGTACCGTCACCCGGTACGGCTTTTTCTTTACTGCCATTATGAATCCCTCTTTACAGATTGAAATGTTCTCGGCTCCACATTCAGCGCAAAACAAATAGATAAAAACTCATCCGCAGACATTTTTCTTTCTCCACGAAGAATTTTCGAAACAACATCTTTTGTCAACCCTGTCTCTTGCGCTATGTAAATCTGCTTTATACCTTTTTCCTTTACATACCTGTTAAGATTTTCATTAACACTCATTTGTTTACCGCCTTTCAATTCTATGTTTTTTAGATTACACTCGCATTATAATCTATTTTTTTAGATTGTCAACCCCTTTCAACTATTTTTTTCTACTTTTTGTAGATTTTCGTATTGACATTTGCTATTTTTTGTTGTATACTATACTTGTATCTAAAATCAATATTTATTTAAGGTGTAAAATGTCACGCGAAACAATAGCAAAGGTATTAAAAAGATTAAGAATACAAAGCGGTTTAACAGCAGATCAAGTGGGTGAATTGCTCGGAAAAAGCGGTAAGACCGTCAATGCATGGGAAAATAATCGCGGACAACCTGACGCGGAAGCCTTAATGATGTTGTGTGATATATATAAGGTGCAGAATATTCTCGAAGAATTCAAAGACGTTCCTGAAAGAAAACAGATTCTTCCGTCAAAGAAAGAGGAGTGCCTCATTCTCGCCTACCGCGCGCACCCCGAAATGCAAGATGCGGTAAACAGACTTCTCGGCATAGAAAAACAGCCGGAGAAAAAACTTTCTCCGACCGTTTCGCATATTAAGCCCGCTCAAAAAACATATATCGTAAGAACGGCGGGACGCGGCGAGGGCGTCAAAGACGTCGAAATGACAGAAGAAGAAATCGAGTTTTACAAAAATCTTCCCGACGTTGATGAAACCGATCTTTAATAATAGCCCTTTATCGTTCTGATATATCCTCTGAATTGAGCAACAAGGCGGTGTCTTTCCGCCATAAAATCCAATTCATTCCACCATTGATACCACGACTGTAAATAACGCAGTCTTCTGTTTGCAAACGCACGGCTGACGTCGCAAAGGTGCATTATCTGCTCTGCCTCCGTGACCCCAAGGGCTTCAAGTATGCACAAAGGAGCGAGTAACCGCTCTGCAAAAGCATTCGCTTCGCGTTCCTCGACCGCCGAAAAGACAGATCGTTCTATTTCTTCCGTCTTGCATGCCTCGATATGTCCGAGCAATATGTGTCCGAGTTCGTGCGCGATAGTAAATCTCTTTCTGCGTCGCAAGGCGTTTTTCTTAATAAAGATATATGGCTTGCCCTCATGTACTTGGCAGCAGCCCTCGCGCATATCTTCATCAGGCAGATATTTAATCTTAATGCCTCGCGACTGGCACAAACCTACCATATTTATCGGAAGCTCGTTTATACCTGATTCGAACAACACTTGAAATACGATCTCACTTAATTTGTCATAGTCCGGGTCTCTCATTTTGCAATTCCTTTCTTTTCTTTTATTTTTTGTATTTACCACACAAATTATATCAGAAAAAAAAGCAATTATAGGAAATCAAATACAAAAAAGACTGAAAGGCAAAAAGAAATTATATATGTATAGTTTGTTTTTTCTCTCTCTTTCTCCCGTCATAAACAACACCATGGGAATGTTTCTCGGAATAGTATATCTTTGTCTTTGCGGTGCGGTTTGGTTCAAGGGCGGAGAACGCGATGCAAAATATCCGTCGGTATTTTTCTTTATCTCCGTTATTTTTACACCAATAATCGGAGTTATAATAATGTTACTCGCAACAAAGAAAAACGTCCGTTACTGATTTCAAAAAAAACAAAGCCCCGGCATCGGGGCTTTTTAAGAACACAAAAATATTAAGGAGATAAAA